CGAAAACAAAGTAAACAATTATTTAAACAAAGTATTACAAACAGAGGAGACAGATTATGTTATTGCAAGTGACACTGATAGTATTTACCTTAATCTTGGTCCTCTGGTACAAGCTGTATTCCCCAGTGGAGAGAAGGACGATCAGAGTACACTTAGTTTCCTTAAAAAGGTGTGTGATGTGGAACTTGATCGCTATATTGCGAGTTCTTATGAAGAAATGGCAACCTATGTAAATGCCTATGAGCAGAAGATGGTAATGAAGAGAGAAAACATTGCCAACAAAGGTATATGGACAGCAAAGAAGAGGTATATTCTTAACGTATGGAATAGTGAGGGTGTCCAGTATGACAAACCTAAACTAAAGATGATGGGTATAGAAGCTGTTAAGTCATCAACACCAGCACCATGTCGTACTGCTATTAAGGAAGCACTTAATGTTATAATGACTGGTAGTGAGAAGGCAACCCAGAAATATATCAAGGAATTTCGAGAGAAGTTTGAGGCAATGTCACCAGAGGAGGTGGCATTCCCTCGTGGTTGTAATAACATAGCAAAGAATACATCCTCTGCTACCATATATGGTAAGGGATGTCCCATGCATGTCAGAGGTGCTCTATTATATAACTTCTACATTAAGAAGAGGAAGTTACATCATAAGTATCCCATCATACAAGAGGGTGAGAAGATTAAATACATACATCTTCGGACACCTAACAAGATCAATGAGAATATAATCTCATTCTTTCAAACTCTTCCAAAAGAATTTGGGCTTGACGAATCCATCGACTATGACCTACAATTTGAGAAGAGTTTCCTAGCACCACTCAAAGCTATCTTAGATACTATCGGATGGCATGCAGAGAAACAGAATACATTGGAGGCACTTTGGTCGTGAGTTTTTTAAAGGATATAGTAAAGGAAATAGACAATGAATACGCTGCTATCGTTGCTGATGGTGTTGCTGCTGGTGACACTAGTGAGTTTATCGATACAGGTTCGTACATCTTTAACGGACTTGTCTCAGGAAGCATCCAAGGTGGAGTTCCAGGGAACAAGATCACAGCTCTCGCAGGTGAGTCGAGTACTGGCAAAACATTTTTCTGTCTTGGCATTGTACGTAGTTTCCTCGAATCTAATCCTGATGGTGGGGTTATTTATTTTGAGTCTGAGAGTGCATTAAGTAAGGACATGATTGAGGAGAGAGGCATTGACTCTCAACGTATGATTATAGTACCTGTTACTACTGTCCAAGAGTTTAGGACACAGGCAATAAAGATTCTTGATACTTATATGAAGGATAAGAATCAACCACCTATGATGATGGTGCTTGATTCATTGGGTATGTTATCCACCTCTAAGGAGATGGAAGACAGTGAAGCAGGTAAAGAGACTAGAGATATGACAAGAGCACAGGTTGTCAAGTCTATCTTCCGTGTGCTTACCCTCAAATTGGGTAAAGCAAATGTACCTCTAATCGTTACCAACCATACATATGATGTGGTCGGTGCTTATGTACCAACCAAAGAGATGGGTGGAGGTAGTGGACTCAAGTATGCTGCTAGTAACATCATCTACCTTAGCAAGTCTAAGGAGAAGGATGGGAAGGAAGTAATTGGTAACATTATCAAAGCCAAGTTAATGAAGTCTAGGTCGGCAAAGGAGAATTCCGAAGCACGTGTACGTTTATACTATGATGAACGTGGACTTGACAGATACTATGGTTTAGTAGAATTAGGGGAAAAGTATGGAGTCTTCGAGCGAAAGGGTAATAGAGTTGTCATTGGAGGTGACTCTGTATATCCATCGCAAGTATATAAAGACCCCACAAAATACTTTACACCCGAAGTATTACAAGCACTAGAGGAGTGTGCAGCAAAGGAATTTTCATATGGATCTTAAAGACTATATCGTCACCTATGACGATGTATTGGACGTAAATCTATGCAGGAATGCCTGTGACATGTTTGAGCAGAGTGTTGACTCTGTTGTCAGATATGATTCAGAGATGTGTAGTTTCTCTTGTATTAATATTACTGATGAGACTGAGATCAAACATAATACTAAGTGGGATCCTATCAATCAGAAACTAATACTAGCGATTAAACTTACTGGTGAGCGGTACATGAAGCAAGTTGATTGTGAAAGGTATTGGCCCAGACAAAATAGTCTTGAGCAAGTTAAGATTAATAAGTATCAACACAAGACTGCTGATAGATTTGATCGTCACATTGACGTTGGAGATCATAATTCTGCAAGGAGATTCCTTACATACCACATGTTTATGAATGATGTGGATGGTGGTGCAGTGTATTTTAATGACATTGATCTTGAAATTCCTGCAAAGTGTGGTAGGATATTAATGTTCCCTTCTACGTGGACATTTCCTCACTCATACATGGCACCTAAAGATGAGGATAAGTATGCCATCTCAACTTACTTGCACTATACATGACCCTAAAGATTGAAGAGATCACCCTTAGTAAACTGATCCTCAACGACACGTATACTAAGAAGGTCTTACCTTTTATAAAGGATGATTATTTTGACACACCGACACATAAGGTATTGTTTAGTACCTTGTCTGAGTATGTCAACAAGTTTGAAACCACCCCCGAACCCAACGCCCTAAAGATAGAAGTAGAGAAACGTCGGGACATCTCCGAAGAAATATATCAGGAGGTTGAGCAGTTTCTTAATAATTTAGATAGGGACCATTATAACGAGGACTGGTTAATCGAGACCACTGAGAAGTGGTGCAAAGAGAAAGCAATTTACATTGCTTTAATGGAGTCTGTCAAGATTGCTGACGGACAAGACAAAACACGTACAAAGGATGCGATACCTAGTATCATGTCCGAGGCTCTTGGTGTGTGTTTTGATGATCATGTTGGACACGATTACATACAGGATTCTGATGAACGATACGACTTCTATCACAGGAAGGAAGAGAAGATACCGTTTGATATTGAGTATCTTAACAAAATTACAAAAGGTGGTCTACCTAATAAGACTCTTAATATCGCACTTGCTGGTACGGGTGTCGGGAAGTCTTTATTCATGTGCCATGTTGCTAGCTCCGTGCTGCTCCAGGGGAGGAACGTTCTCTACATTACAATGGAGATGGCAGAGGAGAAAATTGCAGAGCGAATTGATGCCAACCTTTTGGACATCCCGATCCAACAACTCACAAGTCCACTCCTCACAAAAGAAAAGTACTCCACCAAGTTGCTGGAGTTAACTAAGAAGACTCAAGGTAAGTTAGTCATTAAAGAATACCCCACAGCATCAGCACATGTGGGACACTTCAAGGCACTCTTAAATGAGTTGTCTATGAAGAAGGGATTCAGTCCTGATATTATATTCGTGGACTACCTAAACATCTGTGCTTCAGCACGGTATAAAGGTACTATAGTAAACAGTTACACCTATGTTAAAGCGATTGCTGAGGAACTCAGGGGATTGGCTGTCGAATACGACCTACCAATTGTCAGTGCTACTCAAACTACTCGTGCTGGTTTCGGGTCTAGCGATCCTGACCTTACTGACACGTCAGAGTCTTTCGGACTCCCTGCTACTGCTGACCTTATGCTCGCTCTCATATCTAATGAGGAAATGGAAGAGCTCGGTCAGATAATGGTCAAGCAGTTGAAGAATAGATACAATGACCCTACAATGTATAAGAGATTCGTTGTGGGTATTGACAGAGCTAAGATGAGGCTGTATGATTGTGATCAAGGAGCACAAGATGACATCATCGATGCAGGTGATATCGAACCTGCTACCAACACTAAGAAAACCTTTGAAGGATTTAAAATCTAATGTCTGAAACATTTATAAACACACCAGGTGACAACTACGAGAGTGAGAAAGCTGCTGAAGAGATATCCAATGCTTCTAGAGATAGGGTAGAGGATGCTGAGGCAAAGGCAAAGAAGTTGGGAGAGGAAACTCCTAAGACTCCAGAGGAGATGCTAGACAGTGAGAATATGGACACTGCTCCTAAGGCTAAGGAGAGAATGAAGAAAAGGATGAAGGAGAAGGAGAAGGCAGAGAAGGATGGAGAGAAGAAGTTTGAGGTTGACTTAGATAACTACATGAAGTTTGTAGATCAAGTCACATCACCTGCTAGTAAAGATTTCAATGCTCTCATATCAAGGTATGGTGAGTTAAAGGGTGCAGGTTGTGACATTGCTAGGTTAGACACTGCTGCATCAGGTATATGTGCAGAGGGTGGAGAGTTTATGGAGATAGTTAAGAAGTTAAAATTCCAAGGCAAACCATATGACGGTAAGAATAAAGAGCATCTTCAGAAGGAATTAGGTGACATCATGTGGTACGTTGCACAAGCAGCACTAGCATTAAACATCAGACTTGATGAAGTCATCTATATTAATACACTTAAGTTAGCAGCACGTTATCCTAATCAAATGTTTGAGGTAGGATACTCAGAAAACAGAGCACCTGGAGACATATAATGGCAGAAGCATATACTCATGGTAATCTATCAGTAGTAGTACCAATGGATGATATGCAACTCATCCTAAGACAGATGTGGAAGTCACGTGGCACTGAGCCACAGATGGGTGAGTTGTATAAGAAGTATAAAAAGTTAGTAGATCTTTCTTTTGATGAAGCACCTTGTGACATATGAGATACCCTGTAGACATTGATAGAGGCAATGAGTTTGCCAAGTCAATACCAGGAGTGGGAGGTTTCTCAGGGATATACCCACTACCTGATGGTCAGTTACTGGTATCAGGTGCTGACGGTGTAGGGACTAAGATTAACATTGCAAAGATTGCTGGAGACTTTACCACTATAGGTATAGATCTGGTTGCTATGTGTGTTAATGATGTGATTACCTCTGGTGCTAAACCTTTATACTTCATGGATTATATTTCATGTGGTAAGATAACTCCTATCCTAGATGAGATTATGGAAGGTATCTACAAAGGGTGTGAGATATCAGGTATGAAATTGTTAGGTGGAGAGACAGCAGAGCATCCTAGAATTGCACCACCAAAGGCATATGGTGATGACCTTGACCTAGCAGGATTTTGCACAGGTTTAATAGAGCATGAAGGTAACTTAATTGATGGTACTGGTATCAAACCAGGTGATACTATAGTTGGTGTAGCAAGTAGTGGACTGCATAGCAATGGGTTTAGTCTCATCAATGATATGTTGTGGAGACATGAGTTAGTATACAAGGAGCATCCAGAGATACTTACTCCTACTCACATCTATGCACCTATGGTACGAAAAATAATGACAGAGAAGGGTGAGCATCCTGTCTTTGGTATGGCACACATCACAGGTGGTGGACTAGAGGAGAATATCAATAGGATTATGCCAACAGGTCTTCATGCTTACATTGATTGGTCATCATGGAGACGACCAGAGATATTCAATGTTATAACATGGGCATCCAGACAGAATGATCTGACTGAGGATGTATCAGAGGAAGAGTTGAGAAGAGTATTCAACTGTGGTATAGGGTTTGCCCTAGTGACTCCATTCCCACAGGCAGTCATGGATATAATCGATGAGGAAACGATGATAATTGGAAAGGTGGTTGACAATAGTTGACAGGGGTGGTATATTATATCTGTTGGACGCAACACTAGGGAGTGACTGAATAATCTTTCTGGCAAATGCTGGATAAGGTGATGAGACACAGGTGGTGCTGCTCCTAGGGAACTAGGAGAATCGACTTACCAGTCGGGTCTCAGGCAGAGATGTAAAATTTACTACTGTAGTAATGCCCGTCTCTTGTCGGTACACAGGAATCCGACCTCCTACATTAATAAATAAGAGGGACTGAGCTCCCTCTTTTTTAATGGCTTTAGAGTATTCAGAGATAATGTTAGCAGGTGCAATGTTTTATAGCACCACTCAGCTGAAAGCTGCAACCAAGTCTGAGAAATGTTTACAGGAATGGGTTAATAGGACTGCTGTTGTAGTTAACAATGGATCTAATGTTCAATATGGATCCAGTAAGAAAGAATTTGTTGACTATATGAGGCAGTGCATTCCTAAGCTGAATGATAAGAAGAGATCAGACTTATTAAAGAATGCATTACAAGGTATCTCTGCTGCCATAGCAGTTAAGAAGTGGTTAGCACACGATCATAAACAAGCACAGGATGTCAAAGCCAATCGTGTGTTCATGACAGGTAACGTATGGCCTGGTGAAGTCCAGAAGTTTAGGATAAGTGCGTACGGATTCGATGATTATAACTCATCAGATATTATTATAAAGACTGCTGATAGACAATACTTTGGGATCTCTTTGAAGAAGAAACCCAAGTCAAACTCAGCAGATCCTACTCTTATTAATAAAGCATTCACCAGTCTTATCAATGGTGATGGTCCTAACAATGTCTTCAAGAAAGCACGAGAAGAATTAGATGAGAGAAGGACAGGATACTTTGCTGCAAGGGTAAGGGATGCAATAGAAGAAGGTATTCTTAACCTTGAGGATGAGGATGGTAAGGATCTGTCTGAGGGTATGAGTGACTCAGAATTGTTTAGAGGTAACACTCGTAAGCAACTCTTTGCTCACAGAGATAAAGCACAGCAGTTTAAGTATCCTTATATTGATGCCAAAGGTAATCATATAGAGGGTTATAGTAAGGAGCCTGCTTCATGTAAACTACCCGATATGAAGACCTTTGTTAATGATGACTTAAAGAGAAAGGATAATAAATTATGGGACAAGTTCAGGGAGATTGTCCTTGGGTTCGGGGAAGACTTTGCTAACCAGTTAATTAATTTGGTACTAAAAGTTAAGTTAAGTGATGATCTTTCTGCTGATAAGAGTCTAGCTAAGTATAGGTTTGGGTTTGGTTTGATAACTGGTGTTGGTACAGTCAGTAAGATACCAAAGACAACTGATTATAAACTTGCTCTTGGTACAGGTACCTATACTGATCAACATACTATACTATGTGGTCTAAGGAAACTTGCTGGTAAGAGAAAGAAATATGAGATAGAAGTAGACCATGATGCTACTGATAAAGCAGATGCTGCTAAGATATTCTTTAAGATATCAAAGGCAAATGTCCCTATCCTAGTCTTAGAGTTGAGATACAAGGGTAAATTCACACCACAACCTCAGTTCTTTGCAAACATGACACCTCAGTTCAAAGAGATCATGGTATCTAAGTGCTTAGTGCCAGATTAATAAGTGTCCACTCGGTCACCCAGAGACCTATCACTCTGTTATAATAAATGTATGGAAGGACGATGACGTGCTGGCACCGATGGGTATCCTTCCAAAACACACAACACACTAACGAGGAGATGGATGTGCCTCTGGGATCGCAACCCAATAAAGAACTAACATCCGCTAGCTATGGCAAAGAACACACACTTAGAGCACCTAGAAGACGACATTTTTAACAGTGGTCCTGCGGGTGTTACAAATTCCATCAACTTCCTGAAGTCACTGAGAGAAATGCTGACTACAGGAAGTGGTGGTGCACAGATGAAGGTTACTACCAAATGGGATGGAGCACCTGCTATTATATGTGGTAGGGATCCACAGGACGGTAGGTTCTTTGTTGGTACTAAGTCAGTATTTAATAAGACAGATCCAAAGATAGTATACAGTGAAGCAGATGCAGACAGATTCTATCCAGGTTCGACTGTTGGGGGCATCCTTAAAAATTGTTTACAGAGACTATCTACTTTACCTATACAAGGGGTGCTACAAGGTGACCTGTTATATCAGAAGACACCTGCTACCATAATGCTAGAAGGTAAACGCACCTATAGTTTCAGACCTAATACTATTACATATACTATTGATGTTGATAGTGAGTTGGGTAAGAAGGTAGGAGAAAGTAAGTTAGGTATAGTATTTCATACAGAGTATACTGGTAGGACTATCGCAGACATGATGGCAGGTTTTGGTGCTGATGTCAGTGGACTACAAGGTAAGAAGGATGTGGCAGTATTCTCCTCAGAGTTTACTAATGTAGATGGTGCTGCCAACCTTACTATGGTTGAGAAAGCAAATGTAGATAGGACTATCCTTTCTGCTGAGAGAAACCTTAGAGCAGGAAGTAGTTTCATTAAGGGTGTGCAAGACGTAGGTAAAGGACCATTTACATTACCTGCATTGTTTAAGGTATACTTTAACCAAGTCGTACGAGAGGGTAGGGTACCTAGTGCTCAAGTAATGTCAAAACAATTCTGTTGCTTCATCGATGAGAAGTTTAACAAGGAGATGGCAAAGAAGAAGACCTTGAAATCTAAAGCAGAGTGGATGAAACGTCGTAATGAAGCTGTCAGATACATAAATACTAACAGGTCTTCTATGAACTCAGCTCTTGATGGGTTTAAAAACCTGATGGATGCTAAGGTTATGATCATAAATAAGTTGACGAAGATCAAAAGTGTTGGCACATTCCTTGAAGAAGAGAATGGTCTACGAGCTACTAACCCTGAGGGGTTTGTTGCTATTAGAGATGGAGCAGCACTCAAACTTGTTGATAGACTGGAATTTTCCAGAGCAAACTTTACAGCCGCTAAGGACTGGGGATGAAATTTTTAGAATTCTTAAGAGAAGCAACTAAAGCCAAGGGTAAGACTCCTGCCGAAAAGAAAGCAGAAGCACAGGAGGCTGACAATCATGTGGCGATTACTTTCGGGAGGTTTAATCCTCCTCATGCTGGTCATGGCAAGCTCCTCGATGCTGTTAAGGCACATGGTGGAGACTCAGGTAATTATAGAATCTATCCAAGCAGGTCACAAGACCATAAGAAAAACCCCTTAGGTGCTGATCAAAAGGTTGGACACATGAGGAAGTTGTTTCCATCACATAAGGATGCTATTCAAAACAATGAAGCACATAGGAATGTCTTTGACATACTACGTGACCTAAATGATGAAGGTAAACAGCATGTAACTATGGTAGTGGGGGATGATCGTGTCAAAGAATTCGAGAAGATCACTAACAAATACAATGGAGTACACTATGATTTTAAGACTATTAATATCAAGTCTGCTGGTGCTAGAGATCCAAAGTCTGAGGATCCAGTCGAGAAGTTAAGTGCTAGTGGTCAGAGGAAGCATGCTTCTGGTGACGACCATGATAGTTTTCATGCTGGTATGCCTAAAGGTACCAGTAAGAAGTATAGTAAGACCTTAATGTCTGATGTAAAGGCAGGTATGGTACCTCCTAAGAAGGACGGTAAGAAGAAGACTACCAAAAAAGAATCCGTATGGGACTATGCACCTAAGCTAGACTACGATTCATTCAGAGATTTCTATATGCTCAATCAGATCTTTAAGGTCGGAGCATTAGTAGAGCATGACGACACAGGATTGCGTGGTCATGTAGTCCACCGTGGAACCAACTATATTATTATGAAAGACGATAAAGATATTGAGTTACGTGCTTGGTTACAGCATGTGACAGAGGTAAATGAACTCACACCTACACAGGTAAGAGCAGCAGATACCAGTAAGGACCAGTCTAACTACTCTGCTGATGATGGCAGTGGTAATACGTGGAAGGCAGGTACAGATACATATAGAATAGCACTTCAATCTATGACCCCTGGTCAAGAGGTCAAGAAGTTTTCTGACTTCAACGCAGAAATCAGAAATAATAAATAATCACGTATAGGAAAACCCTTTCTTTTAGGTTAAGAAGAAAATGAATTTAGAAATGCTAGTATCATCTGCTCTTATGGAGTACTCTCAAGTTGAGCAGCAGAGAATCCTTATGGCGTTGGAAGAAGGTAAGACACCTCCTACCCCACGTATCAA